TCTTGATAACTTTTGCAGCAGCATCTTGAAAGGGTGTGTCTAAAAGAAGACCTTTTTTTCCAATACCTTTAAATGATGTTCGTATATATCTATCTAGATTTAGATCTATTAGATCTTGAAAAGAGAACTTTACTAAACCTCTTTTAGAATTTATTTGAATAATTTCTGGCATGATAATGCACCTCAGTTATAAGTATTTACTGAATATAATTTCTAAAGAAAAATTAAAAATATGAAGGTAGTTTTTAAGGTAATATCTAAAACAACAAAAAGTTATATAAAGTTGTAGAATATTACATTACTTTTTGAAGTTTGTAGTCTAAATTCTTTAAAATTATCTAAAGAATTCCTGTACTTACATTTGCAGGATTTGAAAAAATTAAATGCTTTTTGCCAAGTTAAATCTTCAATTGCTAAATTTAAAATGTTTTTTGAATTACTTCCAGTCATATCTTGAACATCTCTCATTTGATTTTTAATCAAATTACTCATAGTGTCAAGATCCTTGAAAGTTAATTCTGGAAAAAATTTACCTTTTTCAAACTTGTAAATTCCTCTTCTACAAATTTCCAAAGAGGCACTTACAGGATCGAAAAAAGTATGTTGAATATTACCAATAAAGCTTGAATATGCAGGCATTACTTCTATTTTGTGAATTCCTAGTGAATTACAATATTTATTTATTAAACTAGTTGTTAATGTTCTGTGCCAAATATTTTTTATCTTTCTATTAAATTCTCTATTTTCTTGATTTATAGTTTTTTCGTTAAATTGTAATTCTTCACAAACAAAATAAGCTACTTTATAGTGAATTGCTTTTTTAAATAAATCTTTCCAAACAATAGAAATTTCATATTTTCTTTTATTATTTTGATACTTTTGTTTTTCGTCTTCAGAAGATATTTTTAACTTTACAGAAAGTTTAGATAGATCATAACATCCCTTATTTATAATTTTAGTTGTATCTTTTAATTTATCACAGATACACCAACCAATATATTGTGGATTTAAATCAACTGCAAGATATCTATTTCTTTTTTTATTCTTTAATTTTCTTTCTTTCTGTTCTTGATAAAATTCTTTTGTTATTTGTTTTCTTACTTCTTTATTTTCTTTTGGAATCTTGCTAAGTTCTCTTAACCAAGAATTTTTATTAAAAGCAAATCCATTTAACAACTCTTCATCAAAAGTTAACCAAATAAATTCAGTTGAAATTCTAACAGATATAGGAATTTTATTTTGATTTATTAAATACTGAAGTTTTGTTAATTCAGTTTTTTGTTTCTTAGAACATTTAAATTCGATCCAACACTTTTCTGCTAGTGTTGGTTTAAAAAGAATTTTTTGATTTTCAAGATCAAAATCTACCTTTTCATTCCCTGAATGATATGCTGCTCCATGTAGATAAATTGATCGTATTCGATTTTTCTTATATTCTTCTTTAAGTAGATATATATCTTCTTTATTATTAGATTTTGTATCATTCGATAGAACTGATATTCTTTGAAGAAGAGTTTTTCCACCTAAAACTATATCTTTTGAAAGGGAGTTTTCTAATTCTTGAAGTTTTTTAGTTAGTTTAAATTTTCTAGTTTTATTTGTACAGTTGTTTAGTTCTTCTTTAATATTTTCTTGTTTTTCTATATTTTGATTTTTAAAAGTAATAACTTGTTTAACTTTAGTTTCTATTTCTTCATTTAAACTAGAATAAATATAATCATTGATTTTAAACTTTTTCTTTATTTTATTTTTGAAATCTTTGTTAGTTAAAAGTTTATAATTTTTAAACATTTTTCTATAAGCATAGGAATATCTATTTTGATATTCTTTTATCAAATCTATATTATCTGTTTTATGTATTTTTAATTTATAAGTTATCATAAGTTTTATTTAGGAAATAATAATTCTTAAATAAAACTTTTAATATAGTTTTTACAGATTTTGTAAAATTTTAGATTGTTTAGATTATTATGAGGGTATAATTAGCTGTTTAGAGGTATCACCTGAATCTATCCATTGTATTATTCTAGGTATTTTAGATCTAATTTCAAAGAAATTACACCAATCTTGTAATCTAAGTAATCTTCTCTTCACATCATTTATACTTTCTTGCGTAGGAGGAGTCATTCTGCATAAAGCACCTTTAGTGCCGTCTAGCTTTATCATTTTCCAATATCTACCACGTAATCTATTAGTAAGATGTGAAGGTTTAGTTATATCTTTAGGAAGCATAAATCTAATTAATTCAAAATCACATGAGAAACTATGAAAATTATGAATTGTACATCTTCCATTAGTTTTATCTAATTGTTCGCATCTATCTGAATATTTAACAGTTCTTTTAACAGCTTTAAGGGTATATGTTTTATTATTAAAATCTACTGGTTTATCTATTACTTCAATACTGGGAGGTGTTTGTTCTGAAGGTAGATAATCTATAGAAACAAATCTACAACATGCTCCGCAGTTTTCTGGGCAAGTAAAACCGCGCAAAAGACCAGGAGAAACAGTAAGCGTAATAGGATGATATTCTTGTCCCTGATATACAAATGGAACTTCAGTTACAGAACTGAAAAATTGAGTTATTATTCTAGGTATTGAGTCATTTTCTTTTGAATAATTTGAATTCATTTCTTTTCCTTTAGTAAATAAATATATTATAGTAATATCATCCTGCTTATAAAATAAGCAGGTACTATATTTTACTCTATATTTATATTCTCTATATATTCTCTATTATATAGAACCAAGGCGTTTGCCTTGTTTAACCAAGGCGGGCACGCTGTTTAACCAAGGCGTTTGCCTTGTTTAACCAAGGCGTTTGCCTTGTTTACATTGATTGTTCTTTATGATAAATAGATATAAGTTTATCATTCTTTTTTCTTTTTAATGTTAATTCTAAAGATTTTTTACGATCTTCTTCTATATCCTTTTCTTTCTGTAATTCTTGTAATTTTTTAGCTACTACTTCCTCTTTAATACATCTTTCTTTATCTAAACTCGATATGTATTCATCTTTAAATAACGATGGAAATAAATCTATATATACTTCTTCTAAAGGAAAATTAATAGTTAATAAACTTCCTATAATTCTTTTAATATTTACTCTATATTCATAAGTATTTTTACTTTGTGCAGAATACTGTTTAGATTTTCTTCTTTTAATATATCCTAAATAAGTTAGTTCTGTTAATTCTTTACGTATTGTTGCTTCATCAGACTTTAGCATAGTTTCTTGTTTAAATATATTACCTGATTTATGTATCCAGCAACATTCTTTGATTTCTTTATCAGTAAATTCCTCTTCAAGATATTCTTGTATTTCTTTTTCTTTAAATCCTCTATCTGTCCAATATAATAAATGATTTAACAAAATTGCTTTATTATTAGACCCACTAATATCTATTAACTCTTTTCGTATAACGGTTACTGGCCATTTTTTAAAATGATTTTGTTGTAATTTTTTTGTTTTTTTCTTATCCTGCATATACTCTCTCTTTTTATTATATGTATAGTATAAATATAAATATATAGAAAAACTATAAAATTCTATATATATTATACCATATGAAAACTATTACTACTGAATTTAAAGAATTATGTATTTCTAAGCTAGGTCAAAATAATGGAGAAAGAGTATACTTTTTTTATATGAAATTATCTAAAAAAAGTTATTCTACTGAAAAAGGTTTAAATTTAACTACAAGAAGATCTAAAAGCTTAAATTATTTATTAGATAATTATGGAGAAGAAGCTCTTTTAAAAACGATCGATATTTTTGAAAAGAAAATAGAGTCTGGTTCTGCTACGGTTTTAACTATACCTTATTTTAATAAATGTGTTGAAAATTACAAACCAGAGATTTCTGTTCAATCTAATCCTTTATTTAATTCACAAGGATCACAAGAACAAATTTATCCTATAAAACTTAAACAACTATATGATAATCCAATTGAAGCATTAAAATGGTTATATAAATGCTCAGGATGTAATACAGAATTTGATGGATTTAATGAAACATGCCCTAGTTGTAAGAAACTAATTAATTGGAAACTGGTTATTAACAATGTTTAAAATCATCTCTAAAAGACAATATGAATTATATTCTAAGCTAGAACAAAGCATTGATTTACTCTTGCAACAACCACCAGATCCTTTACTTGCAGAAGATATGGATGAAGAACCTATTTCTACATCCCAACGAATAGATTTACTAAAAATTTTTTATAAGAGATTAACTCTTGGAATTTATGGAAGTTCTTTGAAAAATAAGTTATTTAATTCTTCTCCAAAATCTAAGGATATTAAATGATTTTATTCTTTGCAGATCTACATTTAGGTATTAAAACTTACTCTTCTTATGATAATAAAGGACTAACTACCGCTGAATACGAAGCTAGAAAAGTCTTAGAAGCAATTTATTCTAGATCACAAGCTTCTGATATTACATCAATTATTTGTGGTGGTGATTTCTTTCATACTAACCAACCTAGTTCAGAAAATATAAGTTTTGCTATTTCTTGGTTTCTTAAAATGGATAAGTTAAATAAACCATTTTATATTATACCTGGAAATCACGATGCAGCACTATATTCTAATAGCTTAATATTCTTAAATTCTTTGAATACTAAAAATATTAAACTTATTCTTCAACCTACAGAGTATAAATGGAATGAATGGAATCTTAATTTTATTCCATATATTTATTCTGATACTATGAAGAGTAAAGAAAAAGAATTTGAATCTAATATTTTACAAGCTATATCTTCTGCAGATACTAAAACTATTATAATATCTCACATTCAAGAATGTACTGCAAAAATAGGAACTGAATCTATAATGATATCAAAAGGTGTAGATATTATTGACATAAATAATATTCATTATTCTAAAGATTTATATTTACTTTCTGGTCACATGCACAAACAGCAATCATATAAAAAAGGACATATGACAGTTGCTTATCCAGGAAGTTGTTTTTACCAAGACATAACAGATTGTAATATATTAAAAGGATTTTTATTATTTAATGCACAAGGTAATATTTCTTTTGAAGAAATATCTTCTATTAGAAAGTTTATTTCTATTTATATTCCTAAAGATATGGATTATGAAAGAATTATTGAAATGCGAAGATTACAAAATAATTCTGTAATTTTTCTTTCTTTAGAACAAGAAAAAGATATAAATACAGAAGACCATATTAAACAATTATTATCTATTAAGAATTGCTTACTTGGTAATATAAAGTGGAATCAAAGTGCTTCTTCAGATGAAATTATATCTTCTTTTTTAACAAATTGTGATCCCTATCTACTGCTAAAAGAAGATATTGATAGTAAAGAAGATTTATCTATGGATATAAAGAAAGATTTAATTAATAAAGGTTTTTCTTATCTAGATTTAATTACTGGTAATACACGTTGATTATACAAGAGATTATTTTAAAAGGCTTCGGTTCTTACCGTGATTTAACTCATATTAAAATACCACTAGGTTTAACTGGTATTGTAGGTTCTTATTGTAGTAATGAAGTTAAATCTGTAGGTGCAGGTAAAACTACTATTGTATCTGCTTTAAACTATGCATTTTTTGGAAAAGGTGAATTTGATAAGATAGAAGAAATAATTAATGATCAATTATCACCTAAAGATGGATTTTTTGTTAAAGTTATTTTTTCTCAAGGTAATACTGTTTATGAAGTAGAAAGAGGAAAGAATCCAGATTCTTATTTAGAGTTTACTGAAAATGGAATTTCTAGAGGAGATCCTAAGATAGATAAAAGAACAGAAGAAATTCAGAAAGTAATTGGTATGGATTATCAAATGTTCACAGCTTCTATTTTCTTTGAACAAGATAGATTAAATAAACTTGTAGATACAGATCCTTCTACTAGGAGAAATTATATTGAAAAAGTTTTAGGTATAGATATTTGGTCTTCTGCTTCTAAACTTATAATAAAAGATAAAAATTCTATTAAAAAAGATCTAGAGTCTTTATCTGAATCTATTTCTTCTCTAAATCTACTTATAAATGATTATACTATTCAGATATCTAATTTAGAAGATATTGCTAAAGATCTTTCTTATAAAGAAATTAGAAAACAAGAATTATTAGAAAAGCTTACATCTTTACAAGATTTTAAAAATAATAGGGAATTATTAAGAGATTATACCTCAGAAAAGCATGTTATTGAAACTAAGAAACAATATTATTCTAGTAAATTAGAACAACTAGCTTTACAAGATGCTAATGACGCAAAAGAATTACTCCCTTTAGAAAAAAAATTAGTAATATGCAATCAGGATTTACTGAAAATAAAACAAGAAAGAAGTAAATTAAAAGTAGATTTAGATATAGTAAATATTGCTGTAGAAAAACTTAATGAAGAAATTCATTCTTTAACTTCAGATTTAGCAGGGCATAATGTTGCATTAAATCATTTAAGGCAGTTAAAAAAAGAACTAAAGGAAGGTATTTGTCCAACTTGTACTCAAGAAATCTCAAAAGAATTCATAATAGCTAAACATCTTTCCTTAGATAAAGAAATCCAGTGTATAGTAAATAATATTAATAATATTTTTGAAAAACAAGCATTTCTTAAACAAGAGATAGATAATTTAAATCAAAAAAATCTAAAGATTTTATTAACAGATAAAGATAAGATATTAGATAATCTTATTAACGAGGAAACAATATTATCTAAACAAATATCTACTATAACTTCAAGGATTACAACTAAAGATTCTTTGCATCAAGAATTTTCTGAACATCTAAAAGAATTAGAAGAAAAAGAAAAATTCATAGATTTAAAAATTGCAGAACTTGAAAAATTACTTACTTCTTCTATTAGTATAGAAATACTTTCAGATTTAGAAAAAGAATCTAGAGAAATAGAAGAAAGTATTAATAAATTACATCAAGATATAGGTAGATTAAATAAAATACGAGAAGATCTTGTTATATTACAAACAGAAAAAGATGTAAAAGAAAAAACTTTAAAAGAAAAAGAACAAGATTTTTCTATCTCCAAAATTCTAGAAGAAGAATTTACAAGAATACCAAGCAGTATTTTAACATCTTCTGTTTCTTGTATAGAAAAAGAAGCAGGTAATATTATTCATTCATTTTTTCCTGAAATGAATATTATAGTTCAAGAAGATCTAACTAAAGTTAATAAACCTCTTCAAGTATTTTTTACTATAGATGGAAAAAGAAGAAATTATAAAAGATTATCAGGTGGTCAACGTACTATAGCTAATCTGGCATTAAGGTTAGGTTTTTCTAAAGTTATTTCATCCAGAGTAGGTGTGCAATTAAATTTTCTAATTTTAGATGAGCCTTTTGCTTTTCTAGATAATCATAATAGAGAAATCGTGAAAAAAATATTAATGGAACTTAAAAAATCGTTTTCTCAAATCATTGTTATATCACATGTGGATAATATCCAAGATTTTCCTAATTTGATAAAAGTAATGATGGGAGAAGATGGTGTGAGTAGAATATCTACTAATTAATTAAGGAGCAGTACAAATGATATTAACTAAATTATATGAGGAGTTTCTTAAAAATACAAATCTAACAGACTCTACTTATAAAACAACCTTCGTTAGAATTCAAGATATATTTGATTACCTAAATCAGATTTCTTTTAAAACATTTAAGTATACATTAAACGACGATTCTTTTATATATGATTTCGAAGAATCCTCGTCTAAAGTTCCTTCTTATGTGATTGAAACGATGAAGAATATGTTTGATAAATTCTTCTCTTTTCCTGTAGGAACTTCCATAACTTTAGAAGTATACTACAACAATTTAGTTTATCGTGTGGTACACGAAGACGGTAGAATTATAATTCCACCACAATTAGAGTTTATGGAAAAATATAAGCTATTTCCTTTCTTTATTGCTACATTACAAGAAAAAGACGCATACGATACTTTTGAATATCTTTTTAGATTTTTATATATCAAAGAAGCACAAAAGAATTCATTTACACCTTTAAGAAATTTGTTTGAAAGAAAAGATGCAATACAGGAAATAGATGATGGAGAAATATCTGAAAAATCTATTAGTTCTTATAGCCTAGTAATAGAAGATTTGCAAGATAATAAAGAAAAAATTATAAAACAAATAGAAAAGAATAAAAAGAAACGAGAAGAACTACGTGATTTGAAGAATAATTTAATTCAATTCGCCCATTTTAAAGATAAGTACGAATTAGAGTATAATTCTCTAACAGACGATTTTAAATATCTTAAAGAACAAAAAAATAGTTATCTAAAAAAATATCAAGAAATCCTAGAACTTATTAAAGAAATAGACGGTCATTTATCTGATATTAATGCAGCAGAAGAAAAAGATAATACACAACTCAAATATTACCTAGATCAAAAGAAATTTTTACAAGATAAAGGTGCTATGTTTACTAATACTATAAAAGAATTAGGAGATATGCAAGAAACAACTAAATTTAGATTAGAAGAATTAGATGTTACATTTCAAAAATATAAATCTTTTAATTTACAAGATTTAGATAAGCTTTCTAAAGATTTAGAAAAGTTGGAAATTAAAGAAGAAAAATTACATATGTCTCTTATAGAAATAGACGGTAATATAAAACATGCAAAAGAAGCACAAAATGATACTGCAATAAAACTAGAAAAATCTAGTTATGCGGATCACGTAGTAAATAGTAGTATGATACAAGCAATACCTGATTTTCTTGCTAAACCTGATTTTCCACAATCTGTAACAATTGTTAGAAACTATCTAAAACAATATTTTGTATATCTTTGTGAAAAAGCTATTCAAGAATTGGATATTAAAGAATTAACTACTTCTATTATATTTAATATATTAAGAGACAGTTTTGGATTTAATCCTTTAATATTATTTTCAGCAGAAGAATTAAAAGGATTTTCTAATATAATTGAGATAGAAAATTAACATGAATTTTGAGATACGAAAAGCATTTTCTTTTCTAAAGAAGTTTAAGAAATTAAAAAATCAAATAGAAGTATCTAATCAACACACTCAAGCTATAAATGAACAAAAAGAAAAGTTAGATCTATTTGAATTTGAAATTCTAAAAGAAAAATCTGAAGAGTATTATATATCTTTTCAAGATTTTCTTTTCTTTATAGAAAACGAACAATATTCGTTAAGAGATATTTTGTCTAGATTTAAGCATATAGGCGAATTAGATAAAAAGAAATTTTCTTATCTTGAAGCTTATGCTATACCAACAGAAGATGGAATTTTATTAACAACTAATCAACCTGAGGGAAAGAAAGTAAACAAAGTAAAAATTGTTTCCTGTTCTACAAAACAATGAATAAAGAATTAGAAGTTAAAGAAGCTGAAATTATTGAACAATCTATAGATTCAACAGCTGTAGTACCTGCATGTTCTTCTGCAGTAAGTGTATCTAACTCACAAGATACACTAGAGGATCTATATGGATACTATGCAGGTGGTAAATCGCATCTTTGTCCTATCTGTCAAAAATCTAATCATATGGAAATCAATCTTCTTCGTGCTAGAGATCATTTAAGTTATGATGAAATAGCTAGAAGAATGAAATCTGCTGCAGTAACACCTTCTAATCTAGAAAAACATTTTAAAAATCATTTTATAATTGCGGAAAGGCAAAGAAAACTTATAGCATTAAAAGAGGATAGCACTAGTTCTGCAGATCTTGCTTTGGTGAATAAAATCTTTGAAGGAGAAATGGATATCTTTGCTGCTACACAAGCAATTCTAGAATCTAAATCTAGAAGGCATTTAGCAGTAATGAATAGATTAGAATTTTTAAAAGCGCATTTAGAAGTAGATACTGCTGATGATATAGATAAACAAGAATTTATTCAATTAAATAAAACAGCGGGTGAAATAGAGGATTCAATGGAGAAGATAGTCTCGTTACGAGATAAAAAATTATTTCCTGCTTCTCAAGTAGAATTATCCAATGCTATACTCAAATGGAAATTAAATACTTTTGCTAAATTAATAGATAGTTTGCAATTTGCACTTCTTAAACTAGAAAAAGATCCAAGACATACTTTAATTATTGCAGAAATAAGATCAGAATTAGCAAAAAATTTAAGTCCAATAGAAGATGAAATATTAAGATCCGGTGGAATATTAGGTAACAAGTAGGTATTAATTATGGCAAAGAACTCAATTGATGCAATTATAAACGATGCTTCTATGGCTACTATATATCTTCAAGCTTTATTATCTAATAAATCCAAATCTGAAAGTCAAAGGTTGTCAGAAAGTATTGAAGAACTTTTAGCAGATATTCTTGTTCAAGCACAAATAGCACTACAACATCTTATAGACAGAGAAAACGCAATACAAAAACTTCAAGGTACTATTATTGGTATAGAAGATGAATTAGATAGCGAAGAATATGCAGCAAAGGAAAGGCCTACACCTAGAAACAAAACTCCAAGAGTTGCTTCACCTGTAAGTAGACCTAATTATTTTCAACAAGAATTTGTTGCTGAAGAACCCAAGCAAGAACAACAAGAAAACTCTACGAATAAACCCTCGTATTTAGTCAATATTTCTGAAAAAGAATCAACTACTAAACCTTAATTTTTATCGAAACTATTTATTATTTTAAAACAGTAATGAATAGTTATGAATATTCTTAATCTAACACAACAAAACTCTGAAAGAATCTTTATCGTTGGTGCTTTGGAAGGTGATTATAAAGCACTAATTAATATTCTGTATGAACAGAATTTTAATTATAAAGATATCTTAATACTAACAGGTAATTTTATAGATAACGAGAACTATAAGAATTTGCTAGATATTATTTATTTTTTGAAAGATAATAAAAACTGTTATTCAGTAAAGGGAAAGAAAGAAATAGATTTTCTTGAAGATTATAATGAAGATAAATTACCTGATTTCTTAAAAGAACTTTGTACTTTAGAAGTAATATCTTATTTAGATAAATTACCCTTATGTATTCAAATTAATGATTATATAGTTGTAAGTAAGGGTTTAGAGCCTAATATTTCGTTATCACAGCAACAAGAAGAAGCATTATATTTTATACCACATTACGATAAAGAATCTAAATTTTATCAATTTGATAATCCAGAAAAGAAATCATGGTTTGATTTTGAATTTCAAGAAGGAAAGATTTGTTTCAGCGATATAGAATTAGAAGAAATTATAGTAACAGCAGGATATAATCTTAAGAATAGTGAAGCAATTTTATCTGCTGTAATCATATTAGATAATGATCAGCCAATAATTATTAATTAGGAGAATAGAATGAAAATAAATAAGGATATTGAAGATTTTTATAATAGATTAGCAGCGCAAGATGCATTACATTTATATCATGATGAACAACCCTTTGATATTGAATATGAAGGATATATTTCTGCAGAAGTAAATCTTTATTTCGTATTGGATAATCAAAGATTTATTGCAATATGTAATCCTTATGCTAATACAGTAAAATATATTATGACAGATTCTGGAACTACTGTAGAGGATAAAGATATAATAGAAAAAATAAAAATTGCAGCTTCTCATTTGCTAGAAGCAGGTAGATATTTAAAATAACAGGAGAATTACGATGGGAATTGAACAAGAATATTACGTACCTCTTTACAGGATAGCTATATCAAATATACCTGAAGAATACCGTCTTGAAAAAATGACAGAATGGTTAGCTAAAAACGCTCTAAAAGTTTCTAATCAAATGGTTAGAAGAACGCTTAAAAAAGCAGGAAGAGAAGATCTTGCAGATTATTTTATACAACAAGAAGACATCGGCATTGGTGATAGTGTTAAATCAAGAATGACAGGAAGATTTGGTACTGTAGTAAAAGAACATTGGGATGGAGAAACTGTTTGTGTGCAATGGGAAACAGGTGGAATGCAACCTATTTCTAAGGGTGCATTATTTAAAATGCATACAAAGAAAAGAGATGATTATGAGAAAAAAGATTTTGCTATAGCTAAATCAGAAATGGATGAATATGAATCCATGACAGATAAAAAGAAGGTTATTCAAGAACCTAAAGAAACAGAAGAACCTTTAAAAGAAGGAAAAAAAGCTTCTACTGAAGAATATGAATCTTGGATAAAAGAAAAATTAGCTAAAACACAAGAATAAAATATTTAGAATTTCGTGAAAAAATATAGTTCTATATTAGATTATCAAAAATCTATTCTTTCGCCAGAAATTTGGAATTCTGATTTTTCTTTGAAAGAAGAAGTTAAAGAATTTCTTGGTGCATGTTTAAAAAATTTTTTTGATTATCTTAATATTAAAGGTTCAAATAAGTGGATATTGGAAGCTATGATTGCTTCTTCTCTTGCCACCTATTTTTACACTGATTATTCTGATTTAGATGTTAAGCTTTTTATTGATATAGATTTATTTTTAGAATATAACCCAGATTTTTCTACTTTAAGTGACGAACAACTTCTTAAATGGTTAAAAGAAAAAGGAAGAGAATCTTACTGGTTAACCCAAAAAGTACCAAATACTGATCATAGAATAGATATTTATTTTTTGTCTGGCAAGCATTTAGAAAGATTAAATACTATTAAATACGATTCTATTTATTTTCTTTCTACAGACGATTGGTTGAAATTACCTGAAAAGCCGGATTATTCTAATCCAAGTTTTATTTTAGAAATAGCGAAAAGAAAAGCACAACCATATTTAGATATAATAATAGATGATATAGAACAAACAAAACAAGATTGTATAGATTTTTTAGTTCTACAAGACTTTCTAAAATCTTTAGAAGCAGACGATTTATATAATCTTCAACAAGAATTTCTAACTCAACTAGACTATGTTCATAGAGATTTAGAACAATTAATTATAGATAAAAATGCTATTAAACAATTAAGGGAAATAGCTTTTGATAAAAATTATCTAGATACAGAATTAGAAAAGTTAATGGGTTCTTTAAATTATTCAGATGGTAATCTTATTTTTAAGCTTTTACAAAGATACGGATACTTAAGTATACTTGTAGAAGTTAGTAAATACTTCAAAGAAAAAGATACAGTTCCAAACGAAGTAGAAAAACTATTGATGCTACTTAATCAAGTAAATGAAACAGAAATACAGTTATAGTAAGATATCTACTTATTTAGAATGTCCTTTTAGATATAAAAAGCAATATATAGAAAAGATAAAAGAAAAACCTAAATGGCAGATATTCTTTGGTATAACAGCAGCAGATATTTTAGAGAAAGTATATAAAGAAGAAAGTTTTCATAATTCTCTTTTAGAAGATAGTAAATTAAAAGAACTAATAAATTATTACTGGATACCTAATCAATACAAGAAAGAATATTCAGAAATAAATCAAGAAAGTTATTTATTTTTAAACTATAAATCAAAGAAAGAAGAAGAAACACAAAAAGAAAATCTTTTTAAATATCTAAAATTTTACTTTCAGAATAATAAAATAGAAAGAAAATTTGGTATTGAAGTTCCTTTTGAAGTAGAATTTGATGATTTTTTATTGACAGGAAAAATAGATAAATTAGAACTTATTAATAATAAAATATATATTATTGATAACAAAGTAACAAGTAATTTTTTAAACGATCTTTTTGAAAGTATACAGTTAGGAATCTATATATTTGCAATAGAAAATTTAATCAAAAGATTTTCTGTAGAAAAAATAGGATATTATTATATCAAACAAAGTAAAGAACAATTAATAGATAGAACAGATTTTAATGATTATAGTGTTCATCAAAAACTACGACAAGCTGTTAGTGGAATACGAGATAACATTTTTCCTGCTTGTTCTAATCAATTTTGTAATTGGTGTCAATTTAAGAAAGAGTGCGGGTTATGAGAAGTAAAATATTACAAGATTTTTATACAGAACTAAAATTTTCAGATATTATTTCCGATCTTCTTAAGAAGTATTCAAAATGGTTTACACAAGAAGAATTAACTCTTATTCAACAAGAAGTTCCAAGAAGTTATATTCCTTGGATATTTAAACAATATGAGGCTATGATTAAGAGTATTGATAGAATAAAAAATACTAATCCAAATCTTGCAAGAAATTCATATATACAAGCTAAATTTACTTTTCTTGAGGATATACCTAATTATCTTCAATATCTTAAAGAATTTGAAAATCATAAACAAGATTTAAGAACTAAAGGATATTCAGCCGATATTAATGATTATTCAATTGAAAGCTTGAAAAATTTAATTAATTCTGAATATCAATCTAACGTAAAATACACAAAATATGTAGATATAAATGAACTAAAACAAAATATACCAATAGCGTATGAAGATGAAAATTGGATCATTTTTACCCCACAAACAGAAGAACAAGCTTGTGAAGTAGGTAAGGGTACAGATTGGTGTACTACTAGAGATAGTTTTAATACATATTTTTCTAATGGTCCTATTTACAATCTTATTAATAAGAATGATAATAGAAGATGGCAATACGATAAATTTTCTGGTATGTTTTTTACAGAAGATGATAATGATATAGATATTGAGAACTTTTTAATTAAATATGAGAATCAGCTTACGCAAGACTTATTCTTGTTTTTAACACAAACGTCTGGAAATTTATCTTTTCTATATTCAGATACAGATTCCCCAGAATTTATAGCATCTCAAGATTTTGATCCTGATGCAAATCATCCGAGTGAATTACCTTATTATCTTTATAATAGTTATCCGCTTTTTCAAGAGAAAGGAGATACAGCTTATAAGAACTTTGTACTTACTGCATTATCTGTTGCAGATCTTTCTGTAGAGACAATTCAAGAATATTATTTACTTTTAAAAAATACACCAGAACAAGAAAGAAAAAAATATCAAACACTAGAACCTCTAGAATTTATTTTATCTTTACTAGACGCATTACCATAACTTAACTAGAAATAGATATGAATAATTTATCTCTAAAAAAGAAAACAGCTATTCTTCCAGAGATTCTTGAAAACATAAATGAAAATATGTTTGAATCTCAAGATCCTGAAGAAAAAAAAGAAATATCTGCACCTGCAGAAGAATCTAAACTTCTTCCAATAGATCAACCCTATCATAAACCAGAAGAAACAGGTTTACCACCTATACCTACAGATATTCATCTCTGGACATTACCTATTCCAGATGATTACAATATGAAAAATGATCATTCTTATAATGTCTTTAAATATCTCGATTCATTAGGATACAGAGATGTTATTTGGCATCTAGCTGAATCCCATCCGAAAGTAGATGTTTGCGATGAATTAGAAGGTTTATCTTTTACTACTGATTGGTTACTATTTGCTTCTCAGCATAATCCTCCTTCACCTATTTTTAGTAGAAGTCACCCAGATTGTAGATGCTATGTAGAATGTCATCCTCCTTTTACTTATCAAGAAATACCAGATAATGCTCCTGGTTTACCTATCTATGCAAATCAAGATACTCTAGATGAATATAAACGACAAATATTTTCTAATTTGTTTGTTATTTATGTAGATTCTCAAACTCTTGCTCCACCGCAGGATACCCTACAGTTACCTATTTACAGTTATTTATATTCTAATAGAACAAAATTTGCTAAAGAATCCAGAAAATGGGTAGAAGATATTAAACCTATTAAAACACTAAAAACATTTAGATTATTACAACCTTTAGGTATTTATAGACCTATGATAGATAGTTATGAAGGAATACAGATAAGTATTTCTGATAACATAAGTCAAATATTCTTTCCTTTATTAAACAGAACAGCACAAGTTCCTACTGAGCTAGTAGAAGAACTTTCTTTAAAGCAATCTACTGAAGAACCCAAAGTAGATCAATATGTGTATGTAGATGAAGAGAAAACTATAGGTGTTATAACAAGAATATTAAATGATAAGATTTATTGCTACATTCCAGAATTTGATGATACTTTTGAAGTATCTTCTGTCACTCCTTTAAGTTTTTAAAAAAATTTAAGAATCTTTTTATTAGTTTATATTATAAGAACTAATAGAGGTATAATCATGCCTAGAATTCCTATTAGTCAAGAAAAAGATCCTTTCTCTAGTTTTATAGAAGAATTTAAGCAACCAGAAGATGGGCTGGATTATGAAGATCTGCAATCCTATGCAGTTAGCTTTGATTCAAAAGATATTCAATTAATAGATCCACATAATCTAGAACAGATTATACTCGAATTAAATAACATACCTAGAACTTTATTTAGATACAAAATGATTGCTGATACACAAACAAAACTTGTACAGCAATTAGAAGACGAATATAACAAGTGGTATGCAGAAAAATGGATAGAAATAGATAATGAAAAAGAACCTAAATATGATAGATCCGGTAATCAAGTAGGAGAGACAAAAGTAGTAAGAACAGAAGGTGCAAAAGAAAAGATTATTATTACTACATATAGCGAAGAATATTCTCTTTTTCAGCATAGATTAAGAGAAGAAAAATATAGATTAGCAATTATACGATCAGCAGCTGCATCCATAGATAACTATTCTTATAAGCTGCATGCAATACTTGGATACCAAGAAATGCTCATACAGAGAAAGGTGCAATAACATGAATGGAAAAAATCTAAGAGAAAAATTTACAGAAAATAGCTTAGCAAGTAAAGTTTTAAGAGAAGTAGATCCATCTGGAAGTATATATTTCGAAAAAGATAAGAATATACCTTCAATCAAAGCAATTCAACTAGAAGATAAAGTAATTAAAATTTGTGTAGAGGATAAAGAAAAAACTGTTTCATTTTTGGAAGATATTATTTTAAGTACTTCGGGAACAACTGAAGAGGAAGCTTTAAAAAAAGTAATTGCACAAGAAGATAGAATATTCAAACACATGCTGCTAAAAGCAAGTGAACAAAATAATGAAGTTATTTCTGATGATTTTACATATAAAGGAATTACCAAATCTAATTTAGAAACTGTGCAATACGAAGTAGAAAGACATCGACTTGTTGTAGATAAATTTTTAATGAGCACTTTGGCTAGTAATGACATACTAGAAAATAAAGAAAACTTTCCAGCACAGGATTTTGATAAAATAACAGAACAGATATTACTAGATTATTCGTTGATAGGAAGTATTTGGGGTGTTAATATATTTGATATGGGTTTTGATCTTTTACCTTTAAGAGCTATATTCGCAGTGACAGACGGTAGATATTTAGGTGGTAAAAGAATTAATTCTATTACATCTACTACGTTAGATAATTCTAATGTTAAGGTAACTGTAAACGAAAGTTTATCCATAATTAACCCCAGAGCTGTAGCATGTTTGTTAGATGATTCCTATACAAGTAATCGCTTGCATTTAAAAAAGATTAAAGAAATAGATAAGAAATATAAAGAATTATATCTTAATAAGAAAGCATAACTAGCCATATAATAAGGCCAGATAGCTAATATAAATTAAGGAGTTTTAAAATGACAGATGTAAATGATAAAATGAGTCGGTATGCCTCACAAATTGATGAATTTGATGGATCTAAAAAAACTGATTATAACATCAGGGAAATTAAAATTCAAAAAGAAGTACCTAATCCTATCAGATTAGTAGATACACCTAATGGTGTTGAACGTTATTATGTATCTTGGATTATCTGCGATGATGATAAGAAAAGACCTTTTATTCTTGAAAACGATTTTGAAGGTAAAAGTATTCTTCTTAAACTTTTAGGTGATAAAGAGAATTTTTATAAAGGCGGTATTCTAGAATCAGTAAAAGATCCTGTTACTAACAAAGGAAAATATGTATGGGAGGATAAAGATCCAGAGCTTCTACTCAGAGTTGCTTACAATAATGATCCTACCGGTGATGCAGGATCTTGGAAGCCCAGAGAAGAATATATTTTTAATGCTATTCAAAGAAATCCCGATAAAGATGAGAGTGGTACTCTTTATTTTTGGTGTAAAGAAAATAAGCAAACTAAGCTTCTAAAAATGGGAGTTATGGCATATAAAAATCTACAAGATGTTCGT